CTGGAACGCCTTGACGGGTTTACCCTTCAAAATGTTTTGGTTTTCAGACACGGGATCGGTCGGTTTTTGGTCTTCCTCCAACGGCACAAGTTTGTCGGCGTTCTTGATGCCCAGCACCTCCAGCATGCCCCGGTGCAGCTTGGGCAAGTCATAGATGTCAGGTGCTGACTGCGCCAACTGGATCACGGCTTGATACTGCACCACACGCTGGGACAGGGTGGCCGCGTTGGGGTCGCTCACGGGCAGGATGTCCACATGGCGGTAGTCGCTCTTCTTGGCCCGTGGGCCTTTCTCGCCGTCCGGCTCGTAGGTGTACGCGTCGTCTGTGTAGTCGCGGATGATGGCAGCCAATAACTGGAGTTCTTGTTTCAAGGTGAAGTGCACCCGCGCCTGCACGGCCGTCATCACTTTAAGTTGGCGCTCCAGCAAAGCAAGGGTCGAGCCCACAGGCGCATTGGCCCCCATGTCGCTAATCTTCATGTCGGCCGTCGCGGCAAACCGACGACCTTCTTCCACCACGGTGTTGAGCAACTGGTACAGCGTCTGGGACGGCTCTTTGTACGGTAGGGGCAAGATGTTGTCGCGGATCGTGCCCGAACCCACATCAACGTCGCGGAACTCGCCCGGAGCGATCGGCGTATCGTCTCCCTTGATCCGCAGACCCCGGGACTTCAAACCACCGGGCAAGTTGGACAGCGTGCCCGCGTCGATCAACTGGCGCATCAAGCTGGTGGCCGAGTTTGCAAACCCGCCGATCAGGTGGAACAGACCGAAGCCGTAGGCACCAAAGCCGGGGATGTACTGGTAGTGCACGAAGTGCTGGCGCTTTAAGTGAAGGTCGTCGTCTTCTTCCCAGTTGCGGCGCAGCGCCAGAACGGTGTTTGAGCCGCGAATGTAGGTCAAGACGTACGGCAGAGCGATCTTGACTTCTTCCCCGTCTTCGTCCGCTTCGGCTCGGGGGTCGCCTTTGACGATCAGTTCCACATGGGACTCATACAGCGTGAAGCGCTCGTCGTTCAGATCAGCAAAGCCGGTCTCTTTGTCCTTGGCCTTGTTGATCTCGTCGATCGCCTTGTCGGGAGAACCGATGTCCACGTCCCGGTAAAAGCCTGCTTGCTGGAGCTTTTTGATCTCGTTCTCGGTCTTGCGCATGACGTGCGTGACGCGATAGCAGCTCTGGATGTCCGAGGTGCCGTAGGGCAGCAAGATGTCTTCGGCAGGAATAAATACAGACGTTTGACGGCCGATATTGGGGTCGAAGTAGACCTTTTTGAACGCTGAACCCGTAGCTGGCAAGCTCCACAACATGCGCTCATGCTCTGGGCGGAACTCCTGCATGACCTCAGTCAGCTGGAAGTTCATGTCCTCTTGGACGCGCATGGCGGCGTCTTTCTTCTCGGGGGTCTCTTTACCCACGATTTTTGTGCGCACGGGGCCCATGGCCGGGAACGTCTCGGTGATCGTCTCTGACTGGAACCTGACAACGGCCTCGGTAATCATCGGGTGGAACACGCCGGACGCACCATCCCAAGGCTCGGTGCGCTCTTCAATCTGCAAGCCCAGCAGTTTTAAACCCGTGACGTAGGCTTTTTCCCACTCCTTGCGGGAGTTGCGGTCGTTGTCGATGTCGCTGTCGAGGTCGCTGACTATTGACGACAACTCGCCTTCGGACAGGTACTCGGCCAAGTTGGCATCAAAGTCATCGACGCTGGGCTCGCCCGGCTCGATGCTGATCTCTACGTCCCCCATGTCAATGTTGACCGCCTCCGGGTCAACAATCTCGATCTCGATCGGCTCTTCCATGTCGCCTGCGGCGTCAATGCCCGTGGGCTGCTGATAAAGGGCTTTGTCAATGTTGGTCGCCATGTGTGTTCCTAGTAGTACGCCGCCCTGCGGCGCATGAATGTGCGGTCTTCTTGCTCGTCCGAGTCAAGGGGGATAAACCCCCCCTTTCGGAAGCGTAACAGCGCCTGAGAGGTGGTGTCAACGTAGTCATCGTTCTCTCCGTTGGGGAACGACGCAACCTCTTCTATCACCTCACGGGCCCAGCGTGTGTCTGGGGCCCAGACCGTGCCCGACGAAAAAAGGTCGGACACCGCGTTTAGCCGTACAATTTTATCGTTACCGCGGCTGGGGCTAAACTCTTCCACCGGGATGCCCGTGGCCCGCAGCTCTTGGATCAACGGCGCACCAGCGGCTTTCTTCTCCACAATGAACGCGTCGGGGGACCACTCCTTGTAGTGCTTGAGGGCGATCGCCTTGAGCTCGGGGAAGGCCATCCGGTCTTTGAACGCATCGAGCAGGATCACCTGCGCCTTGTCGCCCTCTTCCTCGTTGTAGAACACGCCCCATGTGGTGCACGCGGAATAGTCGGCCGTGGTCTTGGTCTCAAAAGCCGTGTCCCAGCTCTGGATAACGTAGTCGCAGCGCGGCGGATCGTCGCCCGCCCAAATGCGCCAAGACTTGCGCGAGATGATGGCCGCGTTGTTGCTGGTGGGCTGCTGCATGTACTGGGCGTTCCAGTACTGGGGGTCAATGCTGGCCTTGGTGGACTTGAGGGTGGCCAGTGGCCACTGGTCGGGCCAGAGCGACTTCTCGTTGTCCGTGCCCTCGTTCAAAATGGCTGGAAGCTCCACGATCTCCCACGGTTCGGCGTCGGGGTTCTTGGCTTGGTAGTCGATCAGGCGTCCCGTCAGGTCCAGCTTGCCCCAGCGCGTCATCACGATGATGATCGCCCCGCCCGGCATCAGTCGCTGGAGCGGCCCGGTCTGGAACCAAGACCATGCAGTGTCGAAAGCCAGCCGTGAGTTGGCCTTAACGTCCTGCTCCGAGTGAGGGTCGTCAATAACGAACAGATCAGCACCACGACCAGCAAGAGCGCCGCCGACACCAGCAGCATAGTACTGACCACCAAGACTTGTAGACCACTTACCGGCAGCTTTTTGATCGTCGGCCACCAGCGTTTGGGGGAAAAGGCCATGGTAATCCTCATCAGCCAGCAAATTTCGCACGCGTCGGCCGAAGTCTTCGGACAGACCAGCAGTGTGCGTGCCCATGATGATCTTCTTCTCAGGGAAATTACCTAGAAAGAAGGCCGGGAACAGGTACGAGCTGAACTCGGACTTGCCCATACGAGGCGCAATGTTGATGATGACCCGCTTTTTCGTTCCGGCAATCACGTCTGAGAAGATTTTGGCCAGCTTCCTGTGGTGCGGCCCGATTTTGAACCCCGGATACACCGCCTTGGCAAACTCAAGCATGTTCGATCGGGACAGATTTTTCTGTTTATGCTCTTGCGCCTTGTCCAAAAGGTCCAATGCCTCCAACTTCTCGGCTGCAGTAAGCTTGCCGAGGTTTTTGAACAGCGCTGAGGCTTGTTCAGGCGTCAGCGGTGGGTTGGTTGTCATTTTGGATGGGGGTTGGCGTGACTTGCGTGATGTCCACAAGGTCCGTAACGTCGGCATCTGACACGTCCATGAACTTGGCCAGCTTCTCTTTAAGGCGCTGGTCGATCTCCGCTTCGGTCATATCAGTCTTCTTGACCTCGATCTTCTCGGTGAACAGGCCGATTTCCGTGACTTTGCCCAACAGGCCCAGCGCTTTGAGCCGGATGTTGGAATTGGGGTTTTCGCACTCCTCCAAAATCTTGGCCACCGCGTACCCACGCAGCTCTTGCGCTTGGTGCACAAACTCCCAGTCGTAGGCGGTCAGCATACCTACCAGATGGCGCACGGCTGCTGGGGTCTCTATCTTGGAGACCATCTCATGCTGGGTGGTGATGGGAGAGGCGGTTGTCAGCGCGGAGAAAGTTTGCCGCGCTTGCTGCTTTTCCAACTCGGAGACGGTCGTTTCGGCGTCAGGCACTCCCATTTCCTTGAGCCAGTCGTTGGTACTGATCTTGCCGTTCAGCAACTCAACGGGCGCGGCCTTCTCCGCTGGGGAGGGCGCTTGTGACTTGGGTAAAACTTCGGGGTCGAAGTCAATGAGGTGATCTAACATTTGGTCCTGACGGCTAAAGCCGGAGTTGCGGGTTGCTGTCCCGATGGCCGTAGTATATACTCACATCCGGCTTGGGTGCAACTTCGGTTGGTCCTTT